CGCGAGATATGTTGACCAATCCGTTGTTTTGTCCCATGCCATGGACTGGCTTGATGTACAATTTTGATGGCACGGTCAAGAACTGTATCCGGAGTGCAGGCCCCCTTGGTAACATCAAAGACCAACCTATTGAACAAATCCTAGTGGGCAACAATCAATCAAGGCAACAACAAATTGTTGATCAAAAGCCAGTAGAAACTTGCCAAACTTGCTATGATTTGGAACGAGGTAAAAAAGGTTTTGATCATATCAGTGATAGAATTTTTTACATACGCGAATTAAAAAATACACCAGTTGACACGTATCAAGTTGGTAATTTTGATTTGCAAGCAGTTGACGTGCGTTGGACTAATCTTTGTAATTTTGCCTGTGTATACTGCAGCCCTGAATTTAGTAGTAGGTGGAGCGAAGAATTAAAAATACGCCGTAACGTTCCTGACCAACAGCAATTGACAGATTTTAAAAATTACATTTACGATCATGCTGGTCAGCTCAAACATGTGTATCTAGCAGGTGGTGAGCCATTGCTAATGAAGGAAAATTTAACACTATTGGAAAAATTAGATCCCAATGTAAACATTAGGATAAACACTAACTTGAGCAAAGTTGATACTCGAGTGTTTGAGGCAGTTTGTAAATTTCCAAATGTGCATTGGACGGTGAGTGTAGAAACTCAGGCCGAAGAATTTGAATACATACGACATGGTGGATCTTGGCCAGACTTTTTGGATAATCTTGCGATTATCAAACAGTTAGATCACAAGATATCATTCAACATGTTACACTTTTTGTTAAACTACCAATCTATATTTGATTGTGTGGATTTTTTAACAGCACAAGGATTTCACAACAACAGTTTTATTATTGGAGCATTACTAACTCCTGAATACCTAAACATTAGACATTTGCCGGAAGATGTGTTAAACTCTGTAAAGAGCAAATTGCAGGATAGGATTGACCAAAAGCCCGGTTACCTACTTGAAGATAGTTATAGAAATATGTTACACTACATTGATACTCCGTTTGAGAAAAATATTAAACAATCAATTGATCGATTATCAGAACTGGATCAGCGTAGAGGCATAGACAGCAGGGCAATTTTCGAAGATTTTTATAAACGTTGCGATGATCAATAAACTATATATTTCAACTGTTGAACACAATTGGGGCAAGGATGATTCGACTCTACTTGATCACCATAACATTGATACAATTATAAATCAATCCGTTGAGGTAGATTGCTACACTTCCATTGAAGATATATTTTATGAAAATATTCATAAAGCATGTGACAATGCACAAGAAATAATACTAGTTGAGCTAGATGAAAATGTCCAAACCACCAACTTTAACAACAGTTCTTATGGTAGATTGTTTAACGAACTAATTAGAAACAAGCACAAAGTTAGAAATTTTGAATTCAACAAAAATTTCAATCAATTGCAAAGAAATAGACAAATTGATACTGCTGTGTTGTGGAGTGTAGGATGTTCTGTAACCGCCGGAGTAGGATTAAAATCAGATCAAGAGAGATGGGGTGCATTGTTGAGAAACAAATTAGACATGCACGAAATTAACTTGGCCCTGGGTGGATCATCAATTTGTTGGTCTGCAGATCAGATTCTGAGGGCAGATATTAGACCTGGTGATATTGTAGTCTGGGGACTAACAAACGGTCTTAGAGTTAAAGTATCTAAAAACTGGGGATTTAATAGTGTTACTATAAAAGAGTATACCTCTCTGAATAAAGAATATCAATATTGGAATTTAGACTACTTTGGCAGTCAAACAGAAACATTAAACAGTATTCATAATATTTTGCAGGTTAATAATTTTTGTGAGAAAATTGGTGCAAAACTTTATCTTGCCAATATGCTTGATATAACTTGGATAGGAGTGGTATTTCAAAATTTTAAAAATTTCATTGACTTAACATATGATTTACAAATAGACATGAATCATATACAATTTATAGATGTAGGGTCAGACAATATTCACCCAGGACCGCTACAACATCAACAATACTCGGAAAAATTGTACAATTTTATAAAGGAAAAAAATCATGGGCAAACCATTTGACGTAAGCAAATTCCGCAAGGAAATCACCAAGAGCATTGACGGACTATCAATTGGCTTCAACGATCCTACTGACTGGATCTCCACAGGCAATTATGCCTTGAACTACCTGATCTCAGGCGACTTCAATCGTGGTATTCCGCTGGGCAAAGTAACTGTGTTTGCCGGTGACTCGGGCGCAGGCAAGAGTTACATCTGTTCCGGCAACATTGTGAAAAACGCACAAGAGCAAGGCATCTTTGTGGTGTTGATTGACAGTGAAAACGCACTAGATGAAGACTGGCTCAAAGCACTAGGGGTTGATACCAGCACAGATAAATTGATCAAATTAAGTATGGCCATGATCGACGACGTGGCCAAAACAATCTCCACATTCATGAGCGACTATAAAGCACTACCAGATGGCGAACGTCCAAAAGTGTTGTTTGTGATTGACTCACTGGGCATGTTGCTGACACCCACAGACGTTAATCAGTTTGAAGCAGGCGAAATGAAAGGTGACTTGGGTCGCAAGCCCAAAGCACTTACTGCGTTGGTTCGTAACTGTGTGAACATGTTTGGTAGTTACAATGTGGGCCTGGTATGTACCAATCACACATACGCATCACAAGATATGTTTGACCCGGACGACAAGATCTCCGGAGGCCAAGGATTTATCTATGCGTCAAGTATTGTGGTTGCCATGAAGAAAATGAAACTCAAAGAAGACGAAGATGGCAACAAAGTGTCAGACGTAAACGGTATCCGTGCTGGATGTAAAGTTATGAAAACACGCTATGCCAAACCTTTTGAAGGTGTGCAGGTCAAGATCCCTTACACAACAGGTATGAGCCCATACTCGGGCCTAGTTGACTTAATTGAAAAGAAAACCATGCTCAAGCGTGAGGGCAACAGTCTGGTGTTTACCACAAGTGACGGCGAAGTCATCAAGAAGTTCCGCAAAGCATGGGAAAAGAACGATGATGGCTGTCTAGACAAAGTCATGACAGACTTTGGAAATCAGAAAGCCGAGGTAAGTACTCTGGAGGAAACAGCAGATGAGTGAAGCAATAGCCAGTGAAATGTGGGGAGAGCTCAAGCGTTTTGTAAACACAGTTGACCGTGCCGAAGCCGCCGAAACTGTGATACAGATCTTGATGGATAATGATTCAGATGTAGAAGATATTCGCAATGCTTTCAAAGGCGATTCAGACATCAAACGTGCGCTGACTGCATATCTTGATAACGACAAAGACTATGCAGCAGAAGACGAAGATGATGAGTATGAAGAAGAGGAAGAAGACGAAGACTGGGAAAATTAATGACCAGCCGGGTATTCCCTATTCGTAACGACACAGCATGTGTGTACAAGTGGGGATGGAACACATTCAGACTTTATAATGCAACGTCAAGTAGCTGTCACAGAGTAAATCCTGTGGCAGTGTCTCTAGACAAGTTTGACGATTTTCATAATACTCCAGAAGTAATCAACGACAGACAAAAAATGCTAGCCGGTGAGTGGCCGGGTCGCGGCTGCGAGTATTGCGAAAATGTCGAAAAGCAAGGCGGTGTAAGTGATCGTCTGTATCATAATGATATCCCTGGACTTACTCCTGTGGACTTTGATCCAACGGGTGACCAAAAGGTAACTCCCCGCATTGTTGAACTTTATTTGTCCAACACTTGCGACCTTGCTTGTGTGTATTGTTTGCCGGGGTTTAGTTCAAGGAACAACGAAGAACTCAAAAAATACGGATCTTATCCCATTGGTATTTTACCAGTACAGCAAATTACCAACAAAGATCAATATTTTACTGCCTGGCTAAATTGGTTAGATAAAAATTATCAAGATCTCGATCGAGTAAGCATTCTGGGAGGTGAACCATTCCTACAAAAAGAAATGTGGAATATATTGGAATTTATATCCAATAGACGCAACCAAAATTTGACTATCTCAATTAACACAAACTTGAATTCAAAAACAGACACAGTAAAACGCTTTGTTGAGATATGCAAAAATTTGATAGTCAACAAAAAAATCAAACAAGTACACATTAGTGCCAGTTTAGATTGTTGGGGACCGCAAGCAGAATTTATCAGGAACGGACTTGCTCTTGACCAATGGCAAGAAAATTTTGAATACTTGATACAGCACAAATGGTTGTCGATCTCAGTGCATCAGGTTATTACTTCATTGAGCATCGACACTGCACTAGATTTGCAACAACGTATAGCAGAATACAAAAAACAAAACCCAAAAATTACACAGGCATATCATGTGGTTGATAGCGGGTACGAAGAAATATATCATCCTAACATATTTGGGGCCGCATTCTTCAAAGATAAATTAAATGCACTGTTAGAACATTATCCAATCGCAACAGAGTGGGATATCGAAACACGCAAACGATTGGAAGGTATATGTTTGATGATTGATGCAGAAAATCCAGACCCATTGCGACTATCCAAACTTTGTGCTACACTAGACATGATAGATCAAAGACGTGGTACCGATTGGAAGAAATTGTTTCCAAACATCAATCAATACTTTATAGAAAACGAAATTCAAAATGTGGTATAGTCGCATAGTCGCCAGTTTAGATGCTTTGCCTGATTTTATCAGTCACTACGAACGTGAACTTGACGATGCCAAAAAAGATTGCAAGATCTACGGCATAGTTGAAAAAAATATCACAGCATTACCTGGCATTACTGAGCATCGTTTTAATCAATTGCAAGAAATTGAGGCAGTGTTAAACTTTCTCAATATCCAACTGCGTAAAATACGTAGAAAGCACTTTCAAAAATATCTAGAAGCCTATGCCCGTGCGCTGACATCAAGAGATGCTGAAAAGTATGTAGACGGCGAGGATGAGGTGATTGATTACGAAACTCTCATAAACGAAGTGGCGTACCTGCGTAATCGCTGGCTGGGCATACTCAAAGGGCTTGATACCAAACAATGGCAAATGGGTCACGTAGTTCGATTACGAACTGCTGGCATGGAAGATATTCAAGTGTGACCTGTTGTGCGTGATACATAATAGTATGAAAAAAACTGCATTTGTTACAGGCATGACCGGCCAAGATGGTCCGTACCTTGCCAAATATCTGATTGATAAAGGCTACCATGTTTATGGTCTAGTCAAACGCTATTCAAATCCCAATTTAGAAAACATCAAATGGTTAGGAATTGAAAATGACATTGAACTCATCACTGGTGACATCACGGATGAGAACAACATGAATCATATCATGCAAAGTGTCAAGCCGCAAGAAGTATATAATCTTGCGGCTCAAAGTTTTGTTGGCATCAGTTGGGAATTGAACAAACTCACAACTGAAGTCAACTGCATGGGGCCGTTGAACTTGTTGAATTCAATACGCCAACACAATCCCAACGCACGGTTCTATCAAGCCAGCACC